ATGGGCGATGAGGCTGTAAATGGCGTAAATACGGGCGTTTGTGGCGGTTTTACGGGTGTTTTGTGGACGGTGGAAACTGGTGGAGGTGGAACGGTGGATGGAGGCTTAGCGAATGGTGTTGGAATGGCGTGGAAAAGTCGTTGGAAGATGACAGAAAAGGAGGCGTTGGCTGAGGCTGATACCTCCTTTTTCGTGTGTTGTGGGAAGGGAGGGAAAAGGGACGATTTTGTCGTGATTTTGGAATTGGGGTTACAAAAGGGGTTACAGAAAGGGGTTACACTTGATGGAGAAAGGGGTTACAAAAAGTGGAAATGAGGGGGTTGATGGAAAGGGGGTAAAAGTACGCATTTTTTAAGTTTGCCCCCCGATTTTGGGCAATAGCCCCCCCCTCAACGACACCCAACTTTTTGAAATACACATTATTATATATAGCGTAAAGTCCCATAAATAGAGCGATTCCGGCGGTTTGACAGGGCAAGGAGGGAGGGGGACACACAGGAGAGGAAGCCGAAAGGGGGCAAGTGGGGGGTACAGAGTCTATAAGACTATTTTCTATAATCGTAGACATTAATAACAGTGCCGACACTATCCATGGTAAATACTTGGTTATATAGCATCAATGCGCCAAACCCATTTTTTGCACGATATTTATGACGTACACAATAAATATTCCCCTTTTTAACGACGTTACTCCATTCTACAGGCTGGTAACTTTTAGGATCGTTCAAATTTGATTTTAGATAGCTCTCTACTTGTTCAACGGACCCAGTAGTACCTTCATTGTAAACTATATCATGATGACGTTGTTCACTATCCTTTGAAGAACTACATTTCGAAGCTCCCCATATCACAATAACAGAGAAGAAAATTAAAAATAATAATAGGTTAGAACAACCAAATACCTTTTCTTTCGGTGTCATTTCACTCCAATTCTTTTGCTGTTTCATGTTAATTATGTTTTAAGTTAGAAAAGTTAGACAAGTCTGACGAGGCCGACGATGGTGCTGAGTGAGCGGATGTCGTCCTTGGGGAGAGGAAAAGGCTTGTAACGCTTGTTCTCGGAGACACAGAGGATGCAGTCGTCGTTCTTTTCGCACTCCTCGACGTACTTGACGAGGACACCCTGGCTGGTGTCGAGGACATAGACGCCGCCCCACTGGAAGAAATGGATCTCGGATATTTTGCGGCAAGCGATGATGTCCCCATTGCAATAGAGAGGGGTCATGGAGTCGCCAGAGACACGAATGAGGAAGTTGGCTCCCTTGGCTTCGAACTCCGGGATGGAATAGTGCTGACAGTCGTCGAAGCTCACTCCATCATTATCAATTGCCGGGAAACCAGCGATAGCCTCCATGGGAATAAGCGGGATGCCCTTGTGCCTTGAACTTGTTTTCTTTGCTTCGGGCAAGGGTTGTTCATCAGACTTCAACATTGAGCCTTTGCCTGTGAGTAGCCATTCGACATTTACGTCTGGAGCATAAGCGAGAAATCTTGATATATTATCCTCGCTAATTCCATTATTCTGACCCAATATCCCCCTTGTAGTGCCCGACTCTTTGTAGTAAACATAGTCAGAAACCCCTTTTTTGGCTAAATAAAGCGAGATATTTTGCTTTATCAGCGATTTTTCCTGCTTATTTTCTTGCATAATCGAGAAATCTTGTTTATCTTTGCAGCGTGTTCCGAATGGAATGTGCGCCCAAAGATACGAAAAAGGGGCGAAATGAAAGAAGAAATAAGGTTAAATGTTAATAAGTGAAGATTATGAAGAAGTACATTCACCTGAAGAAGGAAGACCGCGAGTTTATCGCGAAGGCGTTTGGCATTACGCCTCGCATGGTGTTCAGCGCCGTTCATTTTGAGAGCGACTCCGAGCTGGCGCGTAAGGTACGGAAGTTGGCGATGGAGCGTGGCGGCATCGTGATGGTAGAGGCCCCGGAGGCCGAGACCCTGTTTGATGCCGACGGCTATATGCGTCAGTATCTGCCCGGCGGCGTGCTGTTGGAGTTCAAGTATTCGGACAACAGCTGCACGGTGTTCGTGCGCGGCGAGGAGAAGCGTAAGTTCACGCATGTGTATGTGAGCGACATCCCGTATATTCAGGAGTTCGCGGTTAAATTCTATAGTGCCGCTGCTCAGCAGCGGCCTACAGAACGGGAGCGTCAGATGGCATAAGGAGGCGGCTATGGAGTACTACGGCAACAAACTATGCGTGAGCTATCAGGAGCTGATAGACGGCGGCATCATGAGCGTGCCGAACTACAAGGCTATGAGCAGCCGTGGCCGTTTTGATGTTGTCCGCCGTGGTAACCGTTCCAGTTGCGCCCTGATAGCCGTTGACAGTCTGCCGGAGAGCTATCGCGAAGAAGTGCGCCGTAAATATCCGGATGGCGCGATGGTACTATTGGTGGGCTGGGTGAACAGCAACTACGAGCTTGACCAGGGTGCGGTGGTCTTCTTCCATGACCGGAATAAGACCGGCGTTGACCTTCCCGAGGACAAGGCGCGTGAGTACATCATCAACGCGAGCGTTCTGAACACGTGCATCAAGCTGTATGACCGTGCCAAGGACTACCGTAAGCTGATGGGCGAGAAATATGACTGGAGCATGATGGCGGAGGCCATCGAGGTGCTGCGAGACGAGCTCCACCACACACTGCCCAAGAGCACGCTTCGGTTTAGGAAGAAAGTGAACGAGTACCGTAAGGAGGGCTACGGGTGCCTCATCAGCGGCAAGTTCGGCAACCAGAGCGCCAGAAAAGTCGATTACAAGACCGAGCGGCTGATATTGGCCATAGCGTGTTTGCCCAACAAACCCTACAACACGAGCGTTCTGGAGATGTATAACATGTTTGTGACGGGCGAGCTTGACGTTTACGACCCCGAGACAGGCGAGCTGCTGAACCCCGACGACTTTGTAGACAAGACTGGCGAGCCTAAGGCCCTGAGCGAGGCCACCATCACGAACTACCTGAACAAGCCCAAGAACCGCGTGCTAATAGAGCACAGGCTGACGAGCTTCACGACGTTCATGCACGAGCAGATGCCGCACGTCCACCGGCACTCCCCCGAATTTTCACTGAGCAAGGTGAGCTTCGACGACCGCGACCTGCCGCGTAAGCTGAAGGACACGAAGGCACGACCGAAAGCCTACTACGCCTACGACGTGGCGAGCCAGTGCGTTGTGGGCATGGCCTACAACAGGAACAAGAATGTGGACCTGGTAGTGGACTGCTTCCGCGACATGTTCCGCCTGTTGGACCGGCACGGCTGGGGCTGCCCGGCTCAGGTAGAGGTGGAGAACCACCTGATGAGCCAGTGGAAGGACAGCTTTCTGAAAGCCGGTGTGATGTTTCCCTTCGTAAGATTCTGCGCCCCTCAGAACTCCCAGGAGAAATATGCCGAGCCTATGAACGGGGCTAAGAAGCGGAGCATCGAGCACAAGAACCACCTTGGCATCGGCCGGTTCTACGCCAAGGACCGCCACTACCGTACAGAGGCCAAGAAGGTGTTTGACGAGAAGAACGACACCTACGAGGACAAACAATACTACACGTGGGAAGAGCTGATAGCCGACGACCGCCGTGACGTGTGGGAGTTCAACCACAGTTTGCACCCGAACCAAAAGAAGTACCCCGGTATGACTCGTTGGGACGTGCTTGTGGCGAACATCAACCCGACACTTGAACCTTTGGAGAAGAGCAAGGTGGCGCGGTATATCGGCGAGCATGTGGAGACGACGATCAGGCGTAACTCCTACTGCCGTGTGCAGTATAAGGACTGGTGGCTGAGCGACGTGAAGGTTATCGAGCAGCTTGAGCCGAACAACTGGAAGGTAGACGCCTACTACCTGCCCCATGAGGACGGCAGCATCACGGACGTGTATATCTGGCAGGGCGACCGCTACATCGACAAGCTGGAAGACGTCGGCACGTTCAACACCGCCGACTGCGAGCAGACGGAGGCAGACGAGGCCGTGAAGCTGAAGCAGCAGAAGAAGATAGCCAAGTTCAACAAATGGGTGAAGGACAACGAGATTGGCACGGTGGGCGTGGCGGCGAAGCGCCAGGAAGAGCCGGAAGCCATATCACTGGCGGCCATAGAACCTCCTGAGGAAACGGAAGAGCCGGACGTGCCGCTGACGGAAGACTACGGTCGGAAGGCGCTGGAGGACTATTAAGGGCCGCTGCACAGCAGCGGCGTACAGGACCCAGCACGATATAGGGGCGCGGGGTTGTAACCCCTCGAACAGAAACAACATTTTAATGATATTAGAAAGGACTTCGAATTATGATTACAGAAGCGCAGAAAAAGAAGATTTTGGAGGCGGTTCGAGCCAACCGCCCGAACTATCCGAGCGACGCGAAACATGCGGCAAGCTTGGGCATCAGCACGAGTGTGTACAGCTCTATTAAGAACGGTCAGACGGCGAAGGCGTTGAGCGACGGCAACTGGATAAGCATCGCGCGCAAGCTGAACGTGAGCCTTCGCCCCGGCATGGAGTGGAAGGCAGCGAAGACCCCGACGTTTGACTTCATCACGACGCAGCTGGAGCTGAGCCAGCAGTCGAGCCTTAGCGCGATACTGGTAGACATCCCGAATATCGGCAAGACGTTCACGGCCAAGTACTATGTGAGGAGCCATAAGAACGCCGTGTATATCGACTGCTCCCAGGTGAAGACTAAGACCCAGCTTGTGCGCAAGATCGCGAGCGAGTTTGGCGTAAGCAGTGGCGGCTGGTACCACAACGTGTATGAGGACCTTTGCTACTACCTTCGCAGCATCGACCACCCGCTGGTCATCCTCGACGAGGCCGGCGACCTGAAGAACGAGGCCATGCTTGAGCTGAAGGCGATGTGGAACGCCACGGAGCGCTGCTGTGCCTGGTACATGATGGGCGCTGACGGTCTGAAGGAACGCATCCGGCGCAGCATCGACCTGAAGATGGTGGGTTACACCGAAATATTCTCGCGCTACGGCAACCACTACTCGAAGGTGACCCCCGACGACGGTCGTGAGCGCGAGCAGTTCCTGAACAGCCAGGCGAAGATCGTGGCCAAGGTGAACGCTCCGGAAGGAGCCGACATTGCCTCCATCGTGCGGCGTAGCAAAGGCGGTCTTCGTCGCGTGTATACCGAGATAGAGAAACTAAAAATGACGCAGGTATGAGCAAGCGAGCATACAGCGTTCGTGACATCGAGGCTAAGAAATGGGTGACGCTTCCGTGGGGCGAGAAATGGAGCTCCCCCTTCGGCTATCCAGCCGACAACGCCCGTTGGTTCATCAGCGGTGCGAGCGCGAGCGGCAAGAGCTCCTTCGTGATGCAGCTGGCCAAGGAGCTTTGCAACTATGGCAGGGTGCTTTACATGAGCTACGAGGAGGGCGTGAACCAGAGTTTCCAGCGTCGGTTGGGCTATCTCCACATGGACGAGGTGCAAGGGAGGTTCCGTGTAGCGATGGGCGATACGTGGGACGAGCTTGTCGCCCGTTTGAAGAAGCCGAAGAGCGCGAAGTTCATCATCATCGACTCGTTTCAGGTAGCCCCCTGGGACTATCCCGAGGCAGTGAAGCTGATGGAGACCTTTCCGAAGCGTTGCTTCATCTGGATCAGCCAGGAGAAGAAGAGCCAGCCATTAGGCGGCGGCGCGGTGCGACTGAAATACATCTGCGACATGAAGGTAAGAGTCGTGGGTTATAAGGCCTACTGCCAGGGCAGGAGCATCGGCGAGGCCGGCAGCTACTTCACCGTGTGGGAGGAAGGCATACTGAAGACCAGCAACCAGCTATAACTGCGGAGCGGGCCGCTGCCCAGCAGCGGCATACAGAACCCAGCGACGGGAAGCGACGGGGCCACGGCACAGCCGCGGCATACCGGACGGCTGACGCACAAGAGGAAAACGCCGGGAGAAATTTATTAACTAAAACGATAACGGATATGGACGAAGTGATTGAGAAGATAGTGGCTGAGGCGAAGAAGCTCGTATCGGAGTTTGGTTACAGCGACCAATGGCAGATACTGAGTGAGGCAGCTCAGCGACTGGAGGACTTGGGGCATGAGGCCCTGAAGCTTGAGTATATGATAGAAGACATGGAAGGAGGTGAGGAATGA